CGTGGTCTTGCTTGGATTCATCAACACGCAGAATCCATAGCGTCTTATAAAAATAATTATATTCAAATTCCTTCTATTGTGCTGTCAACTTTAACTGGTGCTACAAGTATTTCGTCAAATGCTTTATTCGGTGAAGATTTAGGTCCAACGGCATCAAAAGTTCTTGGATTTGTTAGTATTGGTATAGGCATTCTTAATACTTTGGGAAATTATTTTGCGTTTGCTCGTAAAAGTGAAGCACATCATATTGCTTACCTACATTATTCTAAACTTTTCTCGTGGATTAGTGTAGAATTAGCATTACCTCGTGAAGAAAGAATGAGTGCCGAAGAAATGCTTAAATCGTTAAGAAGGGACATGGAAAGATTAGCAGAGACAACACCATTACCACCTGACGATTTATTAAAAGAATTTGCTATGAAGTTCAAAAGTGAAGATGTGTCTAAACCTGCCGAGACAAATGGACTTTCTAAAATCCAAATTTATAGACCTGAAATGGCATCTCCAGTTCAACTTACAATTAAGATTCCTGAAAGTCCAAAACTTCCTGCTTAAAATCCGTGTAATACATAAATGCTACAATTAAAAACTTTTAAGAATGGTATTAGGGCATACCTTAACGGAGTTCCATTAAGTCGTAAACCTGTGCGATTAGAAAGGGCAGTCCAACAAAGAAATGCTATTCTTAAAGGTGGTTCGGCAGATGAAATTAAAAGTTATTCATTAAGCGATTCTGACATTAAACAAATTATTCCAACTTTGAAAATTATGTCTTACCCTCAACTATTACAACATAATCATATTGATGATGTATTAGATGAAAAAGGTAGATTAATGCTTCTTTATTTAACGGAAGATGAAAACACAGGACACTGGGTTTGTCTGCTTAAAAGGGGTAATAAAATAGAATTTTTTGACCCTTATGGGAATTATAAACCTGACGAACAACAAGAATGGTTGTCTGATGACAAATTAGAACAATTCGGTCAAGACACTAATCATTTAACTAAATTATTAGGTAGTTCAGGGTATAAGGTCGTATATAGTAAAGCACCTTTTCAAGAAGACAAAAAAGACATAAATACGTGTGGGAGACATTGTGCCACTCGATTATATTTTAAGCATTTGTCTCTACCTCAATATACGCAAATGGTTAAGGATTCTGGAATGAGTCCAGATGATTTTGTAAGTGCCTTTACCTTTAATATGATGCGAAAGTAATTATAATAAAAATTACTTACTTAATAATAAATGCTGAATCTTGGGACTAACGTTATTCGTAAAGGTAATTCTATTGCTGACCCTGATTACCTATATTACAACGCTTCCATCATCAATAACTCTACGGCAACAACACAAACTGCTGATGACCCTGTGATTGAATATAATGACACTCGTGGTTCTTCATTAATGACTGATTCGAGTGAATATTTGGTTTCCGTTGAAAATTTTAAAATTGATGGCGCAGGTAAAAATTTACCTATTTTTATTCCTGAAATTCAATTTCCAGTGGGAAATATTAATAACACAATTTATAGTTTTACTTTTACGATTAAATTAACGGATTCTTCTTCCACTGTCCATTATTACCAATCAACTCGCTTTCTTCAATGGGAACCTGAAAATAAAGAATCTTGGACACCAGTTCCTACAACTACAACAACTCCTCAACCTTCAACTTATTATTATTGCTACAATATTGATTGGTTTTTACAAATGCTTAATAATGCTGTTGGAATGGCGTGGTTAGATTGTAAATACGCTGCTCTTAAAGATGGAGTATTAATGGGAACTAAACCACCTTTGTTTATGTATTTGGGTGAGGAAAAGAGATTTCAATTCTTAGCAGACACTTTTTCCCTTTGGGGTGATTCTGACGACCCTATTGGTGCTGATTTAAGTGCTATGAATACTATTGAAGGAACTCTCCCTACATTTAATGGTTCTATGTCAGCGTATAGTCCATTTGGAAAACCAAAAGTAGCGGATGGTGACGAATATAATGTAAGTGAATATGCTATTTATGGTATGAATTCAAATCTCGCTCAATTAATTGCTAATTTACCTTCTAAATATTTTGGTAGTAATACTACTCAAATTTCTGGTAGTGGACAACGCTTTTTAAGTCCTATTGGGACAGAGTCAATTGCTACTACTTACACTGCGAGAACAACTTCTGTAATTTACCACCCTGAAGTTCAAATTCTACCAGTTCCTGAACCTAATGGCTCTGCTCTTCCTAATGTTGAAGAACCTTACCAGCTTGCTTCATTATGGGGTGGTGGACAATATGATTTCCCTTATGTTTTTACAGCACCAACTACATTAACATTCACAAATGACCTTCCACAATATTTTAGAATTAAGGAAACCATGTCTTCTATTGGAACTATGTGGTCTCCTATTGCTTCTATTGTTATTACTACAACCCACATTCCAGTAAGAAATGAATATAACGTCAGCACAATCCCTTATGGTTCAGCAAGTATAGGGACAACTTCCGCTACAACAGAAGCATTCCAAAAAGTTTTAATCGAGACCTCCGCAGAAGAATTAGACACGGAGTCATTTAGGGGACTAATTCACTACTTACCTACTACCCCTACTTATACATCATTGGGACACGACCGAGATGGAATTACTAATGTTGATTTAAGAGTTTATTGGCGTCATCGTCTAACGAATGCTTTAGTTCCTATGACTCTTCCCAACCAAGGTTCTGTAAGTGTTCGTCTTCTTTTTACACGCCGAGATGTCACTTAAAAATTTTATGCGTCGTGATTTATTTTGAAAAAAAACCTTTGTTATAAATAAAATGTCGTCTACGGAAGTTTCTAAAGTAGCGGTTGTAGACCCTCGTATTGTCCAAAATCAACCTTCTTATGCGGTTGAAAAAGGTGCTTTGTCCCTAACGTCTACTAAATATTCAGCAATCGCAAATTCTATTTCTTCTCAGACCTATAACGTCCAAGTTCCCTCTGAAAATGTTTTCGTAGACCGAGCAGTTGATTGGACGCAACGTGTATATGCTGTAATTACTCTTACGATGTCAGCTGCTGCTACACAGAACGTCCCCATTCTAATTCCTGGAGTAAATATGTCCCTTGCTCCTTTCCCTTCTCACCAATGTGTTAATACCATGTCCGCAACAATTAACGATTCTACCGTGACCCTTAACACTGCTGACGTTCTCCCCCAAATTCTTCGTCTTTCTGACATGGCTGCTTCTCGTAAGCAACGCACTTGCCCTACTCAACTTGACAAACTTTACGCCGTTCCTGAGACGGTAGGTTTTAGAAGTTCTACTGCTACTTATTTACTAACTCCTCAGTCCGTTCTTTCTTCTTCCAGTGGTGGTTATGGTGAATCCGCAGGTGCTACTGAAGATGTAGCATGTGGTTCTTGGCCTGATTTCCGCTTTGAAGCTCATACGGTAGGAAATCCTTATTCCCTTGTTGTTGCTAATTATGAAGGTCTTCCTTGCCCGCAAGGTGCTAATGACTTTGCTTTTTCAATTAATTGCTCTTGGTTAACTACTGAAAAACTTGTGCTACCTCCTTTCATTTTCGGCGATGAATATGAACTTTCTACTGGTCTATTTGGTGTTCAAAACATTCAACTCACCGTAAACATGGCAACTTCCCCTGCTCGTGCTTTCCGTTTTTCTCCTACCGATGTTCTTGGTGCTACGTATGCTGTTGCTCCTACCGTGGCTTATAATACAACTCTCGCAAGTCCTTTTAGTGAACCTCAACTCGCAGTCCAATTCCTAACTCCTCCTATTGAAGTTGACCTACCTGCCAAGTCAGTAGTTCCTTGGATGGAATTTCCTCGCTATATTTCCCCTACTTTTACTGCTGCGAGTGGAGATGCTCGTGTTCCTGTGCCAACTGCTTGTCAATCTCAAACTATTACTCTCCCTTCCATTCCTGACCTACTATTGATTTATGTAAAACCTCAGTCATATGCTTCATCAACGGTAGGCGATTGGGTATTGCCTTTTGAACAAATTTCTGTCAACTTTGACAACTTTTCAGGTCTCCTTGCCTCTCACACCCAGCAACAACTCTACAAGATGTCTTGGCGTAATGGTGTTGACATGGACTGGGCAACTTGGAGTGGTGCTGCGTGGTCAGGACTTGGTAAGAAACTTGCGACGGTAGGTGGTCCTCTTGTGCTTCGTCCTGGACGCGATTTCCCTCTACAAAGCGGACAGGCACCTGGACTCGTAGGCAACTTCACCTTCCAATTTTCTGGACGTGTTGTAAATACTACTGGCAGTGCCCAAAACAACGTAAGCATCTTTGTAGTAGCGGTAAATAGTGGCTACTTCGAGACCATCAAAGGTTCTTCTCGCATCATCAAAGGTATTCTCACGGAAACGGACATTCTTGGTGCTTCCCAAGTTGCTGGTCCTTCTGGTCTTGGTCGTTTTGTAGGTTCTGCTAAACATGTAGGGAAGATGAGTATGGCAAAAAAGCATAGTCCTATGTCATCTTGGTGCTAAATATTTAATTAAAGAATTTTAAACAGCAAATAATAATATAAAAAACTGGGATTAGTTAATCTCAATTTTTTGTATTTTTTCTTTAAGAACCACAAGCAATAAATAGGGTGTCACCTCGTTGTTCCATACATTCAATAAAAATATGATTACACCACTTCTTTTGAAGGCAATAATTTTCAATACTTTTCCACAAATCTAACCAAGTAGAACCTATTAGAAGGGTTTTTTGACAAGGTTTAAAATCTTCACGAAGAGAACCATAGCATTGTTCTTCTTCACAACAACCAGCATTAATATATTTCGCAGTAAAGTTATGAGGTTGGGTAAAATCTCTTACTGGTTCCGCATAATCATCATAAGACCAACTTGTTCTTTCAATACCATTTTCTTCGGCAATTTTACTAAGAGCATTAAGGTGATTTTCAACTTCTTCGCTATTTCCGTAGGGCATTTCTTCTATACTTATATATAACCAGCGTTGTTTAAATGGTTTTATATAATTAGCATAGTTAAATAGTGAATAGTTTGTTTTTTGTAAAAGTTCTTTTGTAAAAGTCCTTCTATAAAAACGGATGTTCCTAACTGGAGGAACAGAACATTCAAAATTTTATAAAGTTGTTAAAAATACAAATACAAAAAAACACTATTTCACTAACTAACTATTTTAAGTTTAAACATTCCTGCTTTATATAATACAAATGAGTGTTAATGATGAAATTGAGGATTATTTCTTTATGTTTTTAATGACCTTACCTTATGCTGAAAGAAAAGAAATATGGAATGGTAATGATTGTATGAATGCTTTAACTTGTGATGCCGAAGAAGATTTGAAAGAAGAAGCATGGAAATTAATTAAATACTCACTCAACTATTCTTCAATCGTAGAACGATTAAAAGAGCAGATGAAGGAAGAGCATGAAGAGGAACAAGAAGATGAAGAAGAGGAAGACCAAAATTTAAGTATAGATGAACTCAGTTCGCAGGAAGAATAGGTGCTTCAATTTCAACTTTAACTTCTTGCTTTTTGTCCTTTCGACGCTGACGTCTTTTTTCGTTAATACTCTCCTTATTCTTCTCATAATATTTTTTTACTGCCTTTTGGACGTTCTCGTAATGCTTCTCGGCAGCGGTTTTCTCCATTTAATATTATATAATGCCTTGCGTGTAAATGGTTTTATATATTATTCAAAGACAACCCCTTCACAATCCATAGCGTCTAAAACTTTACTCATATTTTTTTTTGATGCTGGAATACCACATCCTTTCAAATATTTTTTAGCAAATTTTAGTTTATTTCCACCACAGGAAGAACCTTTTTCACAAGAAGAACAACAACTTTTTCCACCATTAAAATTTTTTAGATTGTGTGCTTCTAATCCAAGAATAGCAGAAGGAATTGGTGAAAAAGAAGTTAATACATCAACCCATTTACCATATTTAGAATCTCG